ACTCAGATAAATTGGACATGCTCAGGAAAGGGGAGTGGAGAGACGACCGGGCGACGGCGACGCCTCCCCGCCACGTCGCATTCCACCTGTCGTCCATCTACTCCCCCTTCGTCAGTTTCGGGCAGGTCGCCTCGGAGTTCCTTCAGTCCGAGGAATTTCCCGACAGGCTCAGAAACTTCATAAACAGCTGGCTCGGCGAGCCATGGCGTGATACCCGTGTGGAGGTCAAGGGGCAGGAGCTACTTGCCCAGGAGGGGAATTACCACCTCGGCGAGGTCCCTGCGGAGGCGCATTTTCTGACTGCCGCCGTGGACGTACAGCTCGATCATTTCTGGTGGGAGGTAGTTGCGTGGGGCGTCGGCGCATCCTCGTGGATCGTCGATTTCGGCAGGGCTGAGAGCTGGGAGAACCTCGAGGATATCATCGTTGATCGCCAATATCCTGTAAAGGGTGGCGGGTTGAAGCAGGTCCGCATGTGCGGTGTGGACTCCGGCTACCGGGCGGACGAGGTGTATCAGTGGTGCACCGCTCACTCGGACGTGGCAAAACCCGTCAAGGGCGCGTCCCAGAGCCTCGGAGGTCGGTTTTACAGCGTTTCAAGCCTGGACAAAGAGGGCTGGGCCGGCCTAAAACTCCTGATCACGGACACGGACTACTGGAAAGACTATATTTTTGGTCGGCTCCGCAGGCCGCCGGGCTCTCCCGGGGCCATGCACGTACCGAAAAACTGTCCGGAATACTGGGCAAATCACATGACATCGGAGCAAAAAACGGTCGAAAGGAACCGGAAAACAGGCAAAGAGCGGGAAGTTTGGGTAAAAATCAGCCAGCACGCCCCGAACCACCTGCTTGACTGTCTCACTTACAACGCCCTCATGGCTGAACTCTGCGGCGTTCGGTATTTGAGTGACGTTCAGGAACACAGAGAGGTTGAGCCGAAGCGGCCTACAGGGTCATGGCTCGGCCATCGTAAGAGCTGGCTTCGCAAATGACATGCCGCACCGGGCGCATCGCTACCTTGACGCCGGGTTCCTAGACCGCTCCCCAGGGCGGTCTTTTTTTATGCCTATTCTACGAGCCGCAAATCATCTTTGTGACTCGTGGACGGGCTTTTAGTCATCACAAATCAAGCCGTATCTTCGGAGGCGGCTTTTTTGTTGACTTCAGAAAGGAGGTGAAGGCCATTTGACGAATACAGAGGAACTGGCACTTTACGAAGAGGCACTTCAAGCAGTACTTCTCGCCCAGGAGTATCGGATAGGAGGGCGTGTAGTGCGCCGCGCGGATCTCCCTGTCATCCAGTCGAGGATCGATTTCCTACGCGGGCAGATCGCTGGTGAAAGCTATGGGACTACAGCGTATGCGGTATGGCCGGGACGATGATCAGGAAACTATGGAACTGGATCAAGCGCCTGGCGGCGTACGACGGGGCGAGCCTCGACAGGCCGCAGGGGGGATGGAGACCTGTCACCGGGAGAGCACCGGAGGAGATCGACAAACCAGAACGGCAGCTCCTCATCGATCGCGGCAGGGATCTTGAGAGGAATTCAGACATCATTGTATCTGCTCTGGGGGCTATCCTCCGAAACTCCATCGGATCTCAGGGAATTATTCCACAAGCCCACGTAATAAAAGCTGGAGGACAGGAAGACGAGAAAAAAAACGACTCTATCGAGGAACTCTGGAGGGAATGGAGCCGACCTGGAAACTGCGACATTGTCGGATGTTCATCCTTCGCCGAACTCCAGGGACTGGTTCTACGGAGGAGGATCGTGGACGGCGAGGTATTCATCCGGAAGATCTGGCTGAAGGGGGAGAAATTCCCGCTCCGGCTGCAGATTCTCGAAACTGATCAGCTGGATACGATGGTCACGGAAAACGCCGGGCATAAGGTCTACCAGGGGATAGAGGTGGACGAGTTTTTAAAGCCCGTTGCGTACTGGTTCCGCCCGGATCCTATGGACCTGGCTAAAGACCCCGTGCGCGTTGATGCGCAGGAGGTGATCCATCTCTACGACAGACGGCGGGCCGCACAGATCCACGGTGTGAGCGAACTGGCCCCCATTATGCAGCGCGTCAAAGACGCGAAGGAATTCATAGATGCTGAGTTGATGGCGGCTCGGATAGCGGCATGTTTCGCCATCTTCATCCGCAAGGCTTCCCCTGGAGGGTTCGTTGGACGTATGGACGCCGGAAGCGACGGGAAGCCTGTGCAGGAGATAGTACCTGGGATGATTCAGTACCTAGGTATCGGAGAGGACGTCGTCGAGGCAAAGCCGGACCATCCGCAGGCGACGGCGAAGGAGTTTTTATCTCTGCAGCAGCGGCTGGCTGGAGCCGGCATGGGGACATCCTACGAGGTCTCCTCCCGGGACATGAGCCAGGTTAATTACTCATCCGCAAGGCAGGGGCATCTCGAGGACAGGAAAACATTTGCGACTTTCCAGCGCTACATGGTGGAGCACTTCTGCCGGCCTATCTGGGAGGCATTCGTGGAATCCATCGTTCTCGCAGGTCTCCTGAAAGTCTCTGATTTTTACGGCAAGCGCGAGCGGTACGTTAGCGCCCGATGGATCACACCCGGATGGGAATGGGTCGACCCGCTGAAAGAGGTCCGGGCATCCAGCGAAGCCATGCAGATCGGAGCCTCTACCCTGGAGGAAATATGCGGCGCAAAGGGTTTGGATTGGCAGGAGGTCCTGCGCCAGAGGGCACGGGAACAGAAATACGCCGAGGAATTGGGCGTGAAGCTTGGGGAACTGCCGCCGCAGGAACTATCGGCAGACGAGAAGGAGGAATGACATGCCTGCAGCAAAAAAGCCGGAGGAGCGGCGGAAGGAGCCGCTTTTCCGTGAATTGAGCATTGGGGGCTCCATCGACGCCGAAAAGCGCACGGTGGAGCTCTCTTTTTCCAGCGACGCGCCCTACAAGCGCTATGACTGGTGGGATAACCGCTACTACGAAGAGGTTTTGTCCCACGAGCCGGGGGCTGTGGACCTTCAGCGGCTCGCGGAGATCGGCGTTGTCCTGGTAAACCACGACAGCCGGAAGCTGCCTGTCGGGGCCGTCGAAAAAGCATGGCTCGACGGAAACAAGGGGCGCGCCCTGGTCCGGTTCGACGATGACCCGGAAAGCGACGCCGTATTTCAGAAGGTCCAGAAGGGCATCATGCGCGGCGTCTCTGTGGGCTATTTCGTCCACGAGTGGCAGATCACTGAACCGACAGACGGGCGCCTTGCCCGGGAGACGGCTACGAAATGGGAGCCGCTCGAAATCTCCATTGTAAGCGTTCCCGCTGACTCATCCGTCGGCGTGGGGCGCTCTCTTGATACACAAAATGACGAAGGGGGTACACAAATGGCCGTGAAGGAAGAAAAGGTAATGGTCGAGGAAGCTCCTAACCTTGACCAGGTCAGGAGCGAGGGTTCCCGTGCGGAGCGTGAGCGCGTGAAGGAGATCATGGAAGCCTGCAGGCGGTTCGACCTGGACCCCACGCCGTATATCGACGGCGGTCAGACTGTGGAAGAGGTTCGGGGGGCTATCCTCGACTCGCTGGCACAGAAGCAGGCGGCGACAAAGGTCGGGACGGCGCACGTTGAGACAGACGAGCGCGATAAATTCCGCTCCGCAGTTATCGACGGGGTTGCCAGGCGCTGCGGTCTCAAGTCCGAGGCTGACGAACGGAATGATTTTGCCGGCATGCCCTTCATGATGATAGCTGACCGCTGCCTGGCCAGGGTAGGGGACACCCGGCGCGGCGACCCGAAGGTGTGGCTCTCCCGTGCAATGAGTACGTCAGATTTCCCCTACATCTGCGGGGCCATCGCGAACAAGGCCATGCTGGAGGGGTGGAACGACACCCCCGAGACGTGGAGCGTGTGGTGCGGCGTCGGCAGCGTGCCCGATTTCAAGATCCAGACCCTCATCGGGGTCGGCGCATTCGGTGTCCTCCCTCCCCTCAAGGAGGGCGAGGAATACAAGTTCACAGAGAGGGCCGAGGCCTACGAGACCGTCAAGATCGGCACCTTTGGTCAGATGTTCGCCCTCACCCGTCAGACCATCATTAATGACGACATCTCCGTGTTCGGCGACGTTATGAAGGAGCTCGGGGCGGCCGCAAAACGCACCGTGGCGGTGCTGCCCTACGAGCTGCTCACGGCGAACCCTAAGCTCGCGGATGGCAAGGAACTTTTTCACACCGCCGGACACAAAAATACCGGCACCGCAGGAGTGATCAGTGTCGATTCCCTCGACGAGGGCGAGCTCAAAATGAGCCAGCACAAGGACATCGGCGGGAAAAAGCGGCTTGGGATCAGCCCGAAGTTCCTTCTGGCTCCCATGGCGCTCAAGGGACACATAAGGCAGTTTTTTGCCACCCAGCAGATCGGCGGGGTAGCAAACCAGCCGAACCTGTACAACTCTTGGTTCCAGGGCGGCGGACTGACCTCCGTGTTTGACCACACTCTGGACGACGGCGACGATGGCGCCTGGTATCTCGCCGCTGATAAGGGAAAGACGATCAAAATCTACTTCCTCAACGGCGTGCAGACCCCCTATCTCGAGAGCCGTGACGGGTGGACCACCGACGGAGTGGAGTGGAAGGTTCGGATCGACGCGGCAGCGGCCGCCGTCGACTATCGCGGCCTGTTCCGGAATGCCGGACCTCAGGGCTAAGGGAGGATTGAAAGCATGAGCAAGGTGGCAGTTTACAGGCACCCCGGGGCCATCATGGACTGGGAAAACGGAACAAGTGCCGACGTGTCCGTGGGAGATGTGATCTCCCTCGGAACGTTTTGCGGCGTCGCCCAGATGGACATTGCGGACGGTGATACCGGCCCCGTCGCCCTCAGTGGCGTGTACGAGGTCGATTCCGTCAATAACGCGGGGTTTTCCCAGGGCGACCTGATCTATTTCGACACTGTGGCCAAAAAAGCGACCAAGGACACCTCCAAAGCGTTCCTGGGGGTGGCCATGCGTGACAAGGAAACT